GCGCCTATCGTGAGCGGGTGAAATCAAAACAAGGCGGAAGCATGTCTGACAGCTGGATTCGTACGTTTTGGGCGGACGTTATTCGCCTTCGTATCGAGAAGGATTCACTGAGTCGAATGGCCTACTACGGCCGGTGCAGCGGAGCTATCTATGCGCTTTATCAGGCTGAGGTGATTTCATCCGAGCTTTATTACCGTCTGGATGAATTGATCCAGTCCGCAATGATTGATTCAGGCCGTCCGTTTATTGACAGTCGCAATGCTGGCCCGGTTATTCCACGCCATATCGCTATACAGCGTGAATATAAGGACGCCTAACCTAAAGCTCTAGAATAGACCTGCATGCCGCCTTAAGGGCTTCCAGACGGCCGTCCAGGGCGGCGCTCTCCTGGTCGAGCTGGTGGCATCGCTTGCGCAACCCACGCACCTCGGCCACCAGTCGGGGGTAGTCGTCGAGGATCCACGAAACCGCGTCAGAACCCTTGCGACCTGGGGCATAGAGTTCGGCGATTTTGATGAGGCGGGATTCGAGGTCAATAGCGCATCGCATAATCGAGCCTATGTTCACCGGCGCCCGGAGCTTCGCAGATTATCCGGACACCGCCAAACATAAGCTCAGGCCATTATGCGAAGCGCCAGATAAGAATCCCCGCCACGAGTACCAAGACAATCAAGCCAGCGGTTGCTAGTCCTGGCGGGCCCGGCTCTGCCGGCTGTGGCTGATGGCGTGGCGGCTGGCCGTGAGGCTTGCCTTCCTTTCGATGAAACCATTCGCGGTCGATCAGTGACATGTCGCGCTTCCGTTGCGTGGGCGCGCAAATCTCTCACATATGGCTGACGGGCGGATAGTCAGGGCTGTACGCGATCCGCAGCTGCTCGGTGCGATGCTGGCGTGCGGCCTGGAGCTGCTTGGCGTGGTGCTCAAGCCATGTCGAGCGGAACGCGATCCGCAGGCAGGAATCCCGGTCGAGCATCATCCAGGGCGCAATGATCGGCCAGACTGCCAGCTTGAACAGGAACGACCGGAGTCGCTTGCCTATAGGTACATCCTCGGCCAGTGGCGGCAGATAACGGCCCTTGAGGTGCCAAGCGCTGAGCATGGTGTACGAGGCGCGCATATCGACTGGCCCCTGATCGAGATATTCCATTCCATCGCGGAAGACTTGCCGAGTGTCGTACGTCCTGTAGAGATCGGCGCCCTTGTAGGTCCACCGCTCTACCCTCACCTCAGCGCTTCGGCCGTAGTAGACGTTAGCGATGTGCATCTTCGGCAGGCTTATACCCATGACCTTGAACCGATCCATGCGACGGCAGATGACCAGATGCTCACACAACGATCGGACGATCTGAGCGTCACACGACTCGATGTCCTGGATGAGGAACATGACGTCCCAGCGATGCTTTCGGGCATGAAGGAACCAGTCGATCAGAGCGCGGCGCCCCTTGTCGTTCCACTCGCGGCTGTTGAGCCAAGTGCCGCATTCATCGAGCACGATCAGGCCGAACCGTTTTTCGTCGTAGTCGCGGTCATCTTCAGCGTCGTATCCGGGACCTAGCGCAGCCAAATCCTCTGCCCTGGGCTTGTCAGGCAGCCGGATCGCAGGCGATTTGCAGTAGGTGAACATCTCGTCCAGCTCCAGGTTGAGATTGGTAGCCACCCGACGACCATCGGAGAGGTAATCGCGAATCTTGGAGACACACGCGAGGGACTTACCGGAACCGAGTTTTCCGGTCACGAAGTAAACGGCCATAGGACCTCCTGGGGAATGGTGGCCCCCTACCCAGCCCCCTAAAGGGGGCCCGGCAGGGGGCTAACAGCTCAGATGCGGGCTTTGACTGATGCGGCGTGAATACCGGTGACATAGAGCCAGCAGGCAGCGCGGGTGGCTGCAATGGCCGCGATGCACGCTCCGGTGACCGGCGGGAGGATACCCAGCGCGGTTTCGACGACTGGATGTATCTGACCAGCAAGGGCTACGAGGCCGGTAAGAATTCCATTGGTGGTGGCTGTCACTGTCGCAAGTAAAGCGATCCACGCTGCAACCAGGGCGAGCCTGATGCCGTAACGGGCGCCAAGCTTTGCGATAACGAAATTGGCGAAGTAAGCAAAGATGCTGAGAAAGAATTGCGCTAGTGCTGCCATCACATAGGCCTCGCTTGGGTAACGGCTTCGGACCAAAGTTCACGGCAGTAATGCCATGTAAATACAACGAACAGAAACGCAAGTATTGGGCGAACCCAATCAATGATGTACGGGCAATATCCAGTCGACCAAGAACCAATGATAGGCAGATCGACTTCTATCTCTGAACACCCTCCCCCAAATGAATACCAAGACGAATAGCCAACCGGAGAAACAACGGACGGCGGAGCGGCAACGTCGGTTTTGATGTCGTTCAGCTTGTCGATATATGGCTTATAGGCGTCGCTGATTTCGGGCATTTCCTCTTGGTCGTCTTTCGGTTCTTCGTCAGGCTCCTGACCGGGCTCTAGAGGCGGTTCTGTTGTGGTCGAGGTGGTGGTCTGTCCGTCCTTAGTCACACTGGTTGTTGTTGTAACGGTGTAGTCAAAAGAATTTTGGGTATAGGTGTAGTTGTACTTGTTCTGGGTCGTGGTAGTGGTAGTGCTGGTTGTACCGTCAGGGTTTTGCGTGGTGGTCGTAGAGGACTGCTTAGGACCTAACTGAGAGGATGGGCCATGGTTGGGGCGACGGCTTACCAGATCCTGATAGCAGGCATCGGGAGAGAGGGAACCGGCACACTTAGCCTTGGTAAGGTCTCGGAGCCAGTCGGAATTGGTAACAGAGGCAATTGCTGAATCAAGAGATTGCCAATCGGATTCGGTAAAGTCCCTCTGACTCGATCCAACACATTCACCTGTAGGGCCTAGCGATGAACCGCTAGGACAGGTTGTGCCACGTGCATAGCCAAAGCCATCAGTTGTGGTTGTGGTCTGAGAAGAGCTGCCACCAAATGGATAATATGAAATGGAACAAGAGCCGACTGTAGAGCCAACAGTTTGCCAAGGTAGCTTCACGGCTTTGGACGAAGCAATAAAGTTTGACCCACCATAGACGGAATTGACTGGGAATACGGACTTACAAGCAGCGTCAGCCGATGGGAAATACTGACCAGGGTTAGTGGAGGATGAAGAAGTGACAGCGAAGCATCGGGTGCCGGTAGTGCATTGATAAGTAACAGGGCCGCCGTCCGAAAGGATTACAGGTTGATTATTAACTACGGCACCGCCCGGAATCTGCTCTATAGCCCACATGACGGCGGATGTAGCAATTATCCCAGGAACACCACCGCCCTTTAACGTACCAACTACAGACTTAGCAAGTTTAGCGGGGTTAATGGTTACAACAGGCTTAATTGGAACTTTGATCTTAGGCGCAGTGCCGGGCATAACTTGGCCGAGAGTACTGCCCGCCTGAAACCTTGAGCCTGCGGTATGGGTTGCGGTGAACTCAGGACCGAAATACGCAGGGTCACCATAAGGCAGTCCGACAGCACCTTGGGCAGCGCCCATGATGTTCGAGAATGGCGGCTCAGGAGTGGTAACCCTAGTAGCAGCAAAAACGCTGGCACCAGAAAGAAAAAGGGCGACCGAAGTCGCCAGTACCAGGGTCGCCCTTTTCATTACTTGGCGCCCTTCTTAACCCACTTCTTGACGAGGCCCATGGCGACGTCAGGAGCCAGGGAGGCGACGAGCAGGCCGAAACCGGCAGCGACGCCGAGGCCAATGTAAACCTTGACGGTAGTGGTCAGCTCGGTCAGACCGGCTTCGACTTCGCCTTCTGCGAATGCAGTGCCAGCGGCAGCAATGGCGACAGCACCTACAACGGTAGCAATGCGCTTGGCGCGCTCTTTACGGGACTGATACATGGTGTAGCTCCTTTACGGGTTGAGTGTTAGCGAACGCCTTTGACGATGAGTCTGATGATCGTCTTGTGAGCGCGACCGATGCCGTATCCCATGAACCAACAAACCACACAGGACCCGGCGCCGATTTGAGCGAGTACGAGCGGCGTCATTGAGCTGACCCCGCGCTGTACCCATGACCGAAACACCCGACCATTGCGAGGCCGCAGAGCAGCAGGTAGAGGTGGTCCAGTGTGATTTCCATTTACTGGCCTACTGCCTTCGGTGCGGCCTGCTGAGGCTGCACGCGACGAGACTGGCGAGGGTCGAAATTGAACTGCACGCGACCGTCTTTGATTTCGCCAGTGACGTCGCACTCGTAATCGCCAGTCGGCAGGACTTCATTCTGCGCGCGGCAGTAGTACGAGAATTTTTGCGGGTAATCGCAACCTGGGAGGTGCGCGTAGGCTTCGGCCATGGTGTAGCTGTTGCCCTTGCCGGAGGTGCCGGAACGGGAAGTGCAGTTGGCGGTTACAGTGAATCGAAGTTTCATAATCTTCTCCAGAGGTCAGAAGCCGAACACGTCGGCAAAGCGTGGGGTGCCGGATTGCTGTTCAAGCAGGGTCCATTGGCGTTCGGGCTTGATGCCCTGGGACTGGCGAGCTTCGAGCGCTGCCAGGGTTTCGCTTACTTGCTGCGCCAGAACCGGATTAACGAATGGCCGGGCCTGCTGTTGCTCTTGAAGACGGCGGCGCTGGCCGCTGGTGAGCTGGGTGCCTTGGAAACTGACGGTGCGGAGGGTCATGCCCTCCCCTGGCTTGCTCTCGACCATCTGGATCATGGGCGGAACTCCAGGCGCACGAGGTACAGCGCGATGACACCGCCCGCGAGGGTGGCCAGCAGAGAGAGGGTCGCGGCGATCATGCGACGAACCATCCAAATAACTTGCCGATGTAGAAAGCAGCGATGAACCAGCCAGCAATGGCGCCGCCAATAAAGAAAAACTGGCAAGCAACGGAGTAGAGGGCGCGCATCATGCGGCCACCTGCAGATGGTTCGGGCGCTGGTACCAGCTCGGAATCGGCAGGACCGTAGACTTGGTTATTTCGCGGGCCTGACGGACGAACACAGGCGCGAAGCGGCTGGTATCGCAGGCGTTGCGGATGTTGATGCCGATGCGGTTTAGTCGGGCTGCGTGGGTCTGTACCTGGGACTTTGAGAAGTCGAACTGCTGACCATGCATCCACTGAATGGCATACATAGCAGTGGTGTTAGCGGCGCGGGTGTTTTCAACAATTTGCTCAGCTAAGAGCTGTTCAGATATGGAAACGATGTCCATCGCGGTCACCTTCAATCGCTCGTCAATTCTCAAAAACTCATCATGGAGTTCGGCAAAACGCCGTTCATCAAAGAGGCCCCAATAGGCGAGGCATTCACGCTGCAAAAATTCGTTCTTCAGTTCCTGCTCCATCCGAACAACGCCATGAAGGGCGCAGTAATCGCGAACGCGCTGCACATAAAGAAACTCGGGGGATTGATCGCCGTAGAGGCGCTTGATCTTCGGGAGAAGGTTCTCGTCTAGCTCGAAAGCCTTGTCGTAAGCCTTGCGGTACTGGAGGCGCCCGCCTTTGCCATTGCCCTTGGGAGTCCAGGCAACAGTGCGACCGTTGGGATACAGAAAGCCGATGCTGTGGCCGATGCGCTGGGAAGAAACACCGCGCAGATAGGCCAGCACGTTGCCCTCTCCTACCGATACGTTGGTGGTCAAGTCGATACGCTCGATCTTGGCACCATCTGCAACACGATCGCCGGACTTAGAACCGGACACACCATCACGTAGATCGACGCGAGTGCAGCGGGTAAACCCGGGCAGGCCGTACTCAGCAAGAAGCTGGTTGTAGACCGAAACACACTGTTCGATGGTCGAGAAGCCGAACAGGTTATCGAGGCGCCCTACCCGGCTTGGGTTGCCCTCAACTCGGATTTTCCGGCCCTGAACGTGAATCGTGACTGAGGTAGAAAAGCTTGCCTCATGCTTAAAGCGAGGCTGGCGGGTGGACAGCACTTCATTCGTATTGGTGTCGATTGTGATCGTCATCACATCGCAAACGACGGGAAGGTCGAAAGCGTGTTCCTGCGAAATCGTGAGCCAATCAATGAGGTGCATAAAACGGCTTCCATGTGCATGCACACAAATAACAATGAAGCGAAATCTACACCTGTGAACCTGCACACGTCAATACTAGTCACATGCACACATGTATGATTTTGATGAGGTGGATCAATGAATGGGAATGGCATGCCAACGAACGTGCGCCTGACGCAAACCGAGCAGGAAGCGCTTAGGCAAAAAGCCATAGAAATCAATAAGTTACTGATAAGGCAGGGACGGCAACCGCTCAGAGATAGCGAGCTAGTGCACAAAATCCTTGAAAAATCATTGCCTTACGCTCAGCTGACAAGCGAGGGCGAGATTGTTATCGAGTACGAGTGACCCCGGGAAACCGGGGTAAAGTGGGGGTGTAACAGCACCCCCACCGCCGACCAGCTGAAAAGCGCTGCTGAAACCAAGCAACTGTCGTGACCTGACCAGAGGCGGTGCTGACGATCCTGGGAGAGCGGCAGAGAGTCACCCAGGAGCTGTTCCATTTGGGCAGATCGGGGCGCGGGTTGAGGTAGTGGCGGGACAACGGAACGAAGATCGCGAGAAGCCTCCAGAGGGCCATGAAGGCCGCTGGGGGATTTTTTGTGGGTCGATGGTTGCGGCCCCTTCGGGGGTATCGTCGCAGGCGCTATGCAGCACGACAGGAGGCAGTGCAGGCGACTAATCGCCGCGAGCGGCGAGGTCGAGGCTGGATTAAGGTAACGTTACTTTTTCTATCGTAAAGGCGGTGCTGATAGCAACATGCAATTAGCCTGTTTATGGTAACGTTACTATAATTACAGCACGGACAACGAAACGGAACCTTAGCCATGATCGACCCAGCAGACAAGCAAACCCAATCCCTCCCCCTGGACGAGCAGCCAGCCAAGCGCAAGCGCGGGCGACCTGCTACCGGCAAGGCGATGACGCCAGCCGAGAAACAACGCGCCTATCGTGAGCG